TTCCACTGTCCAACCTCTACGCCAGCCGCCGAGAATGTTCCGGTAGTAGCTACGTTACCTTTGGCAGAATCGGTGATGTTAAAAAATTCGCACCTTCCATCAGCTTCAAACGCAAGGATGTAATCCTTGTTGCTAATAGAACAGGAAAATAAATTTGTGACGTTGCTTGCAAAGGTAACTGCTGCATTGCCAGAGTCAACTACCGTGCTGCGGTTGTTAATGATCTTGATGTTAGCAAAACCAACAGGTTGGGCGTTTTCAATCCAAGCAAATTCCGTCTGGTCGATAGCCGTCCGGTTGGCCTTGGTATTGACCCCTTTGAACTCTTTGACAACCTGATAGGATTTTTTTTGTTCAGCAGCAGCCATATCAGTACGGAGTCGAGTAAGGGTTGGGTATCCTTCTGGTGTACGTTGTCGTTAAGACAGATTGTGCCTGTAGCTGATATTGCTGCTTGAAAATCTCAGCTTCGCCATAAGATTGTTCTTTGAACTTGGCCTTGTAACAAGCATAGAACGCCACCGGGGTAGTCCACGGGTCAGGTATCTGGTCTACTTCCGTGCCGCTAGTTAGCGGTGTCGGGAGGATGACCGTATCGCATTCCATGGTGTAAGTCTGGTCGGGAAGCGGGCCAATGTAGACACTGGTCGGCCCGTACATGGAAAAGGCAACTGGTTGACCAACGTAATTTTGATAGTAACGTAACTGCGCGTTGAATTGCGTCCAAGGCATATAGCGCATTGGAACGCGAGTGTTTCCCCAATACAGGTTGATGTTCAACACATCCATGGTCTGCATTGCTTCTGGAAAGTCAGTCAGAAAGGTATAGACCTCTTGACTTGTAACAGCCGTGACCGTCTGTATTTTTCGCAGACATCCGGTATCTCTGACTAAACGCTGACGAGCGTTGTTGATGTAGTCAGTCAGTTCATTGTCAGAATAGAAGTTGCCATTAGCATCATGGAGCAACCTGCGACATTCTGTAATGTAGCCCGAAAGAGTTTGTGACATCTGTATCCCATTATGCAGTCAAGGATAGGAGTTTTCCCCCCGCCCGCTTTGCAACGGGAAGGGGTACTTGTTCCACCACCGGGGATAAGAAGTGGTCTTGTTGCGGCGCTTCCTCGACAATCACAAAGTTTGCCAGCCTTTTCAAGGCATCAGGAATTTCATTACTGGTCAAACAAAGCCCGAGGGGGGCCAAATACGGTTCCTTATTATTGTCACCGTATCCGAATATGTGACGCGCTGCCTCTATCGGTATTTCGACAGTTTCATTTGTTGGGAACGAAACGTCTTTGCCGCGATAGTCAACGACAAGAGGTTTGAAATTCTTGTTAGTCACATAGACGGTTGTCATTACAGGCTCACCACATCGCCAAACACGGATATATCGCAAGTGCCAGCAACGGCAGTATTGACTTTCACAAACAGAGCACTGGCGGTGTAGGTGCTAGTTGCAGTACCTGCTGCCAGTGTCATGTCTTGGAAAGTAGTGTTGCTGGTCACATTCGACAGCAGGACGTTACCAGTTACCGCATTCGACACGTTCCCGTCCGAGGAGGTCAGGATCGTGACGTTTGCGGTATTGATGGTTGCGTTTGCGTTCATCACCGTGATTTGGCGAATGATGTATTGCGTACCACCCAGAATAGCAATAGTTGCTACCGCATTTCCAGTAGCAGCCAAAGACACGGTTTGGGCTTCGCCCACAGCGTATCGGCTAAATTTATCCGGGTAATTTGCGCCTACATGATTCGCTATCATGGTGACTCCTTATGTGTTGTAAGTACCAGTGGAGTCTTGACCGCCGTTGATGGTCACCAGAGTTGCGGTGGTATTGGCGTTGACTGCTTTCGCAGCTACGTTAGTACCGTCCGAAACAAAGAAGCCGCCAGTGTTGTTGGCAATCAAAGTACCCCATGCAGCGCCACTGTACATAACAACGCTAACGTTGGCTTGTGCATTCATCATATATGCACCAGCAGTAATCACGGTTCCGTTGCCGGTCGTGACTGCCGCAACCGTAGTGGTTTGCAGATAAGCTGAAGCGGTGTTGGTTGTAGTATTCGCAACCAGAATTTTATTGAGTGCAAGTGCCATGGCTTTTTCTCCTTATAGCGTGAGTGAGTTATAGCCGGTCACTTGGGTCATTGACTTAGGCTTGGTGTTTACCAATTCGGCAATCATCAAGACCGCGCCAACGTAACCAATCTGCCAGTTCGGGAGGGTGGACTCAAAGCCCGTAAACACAAACGAACCTTGGTCGTGGATGTACAACGACAGGTAGTTGGTGTTAATCAGGTAGAGTTTACCTTCCGGGCAGTACGGATCGGGATAGATTGGAACGCCAGCAACCATCAGGGCGCGGAACGCAGCCTGCGGGCCGTTGGAGTCGCTATCAAAGCCGCTGCCGGGGGTGATGACGTATTGCTCTTGACCCACATAATCTTGAGCCAGCAGCGTCCAAGTACCGAAGCCGCACACGCCGAACGAGGGCATTTCTGCGCCGTTCTTGACCGTGCCGCTAATGTACTGAAGTACGTTCTGACGAGTCGGGTTGACCGAGCCGGCAGCGTACTGTTTGGACTGCCACCAGGTGTAGGTGGAACGGTCAATGTTGCCGTAGTTACCGGCGGCAGGGTTGCTAGAAGAAATAGCCCCTGGCAGACCGATAAACTGCTGAGTGTTCGTGGTGTTGTTGTACAGAGCCGTAGCCATTGCGTCCATCATTACGTTGGTCGCATCGTTCATACGGGCTTCGATCAACGGGATTACCGCGTGATCTTGCTGCACAGCACCTTCCATTCCGAGGAACGGAACGGGCGCAATCATCAGCTTGAGGTTGAATTCAGCGTTGTACGCGCCTTGCTGAACGCTAGGCTGTGCAAACGATCCGCTGTAGTCAGACCACTGAGCATTGACAAACTGCGCTCCCTGGACGGGAACGGTGACAGATGACACACCACCGGAAGCCTGCTGACTGTTTGCAATCAGTGCCGCCATGAGGGGAGTCGAGTTGTAAAGCTGGACAACCAGTTTCGGGATAAACGCACGCCGAGTGACATAAGTCAGTTCGGTGTACTGGGTAGAACCCGAAGCCGGAAGAATACCGCCGCCGATAGGCATGGTTCATCTCCGAATTAAAAATATCCCCTGATACTACTTAAATCCCGATGGGCCGCGAAGTTTTCCGCAACTCAGCGAGTGCTTTGGATGCTTCATCCCGTGCACCTTGCACAGGATTCTTCCAATACTTACCCAGATCAAACTTGGTCATAGGATTTGGGTTGTAGCCAGACGGAGTAGGTTGGGCAGACTGTTTCATCCAACTCCAGTATTCGGCTGCTGTTTTGTGGTCGGTCATGCCTTTTTCCAGCATGAGTTTTTCCACTTCAGCAACGTCATCGTCATTATTCACAAGCCCATTCATCTTGAGCCTAGAACGGCGCTTCTCCAGTTCTTCCATGGCTTCTTTCTCTTGCCACTTAGAACGAAGTTCCTGATTTTCCCTACGCATCAATTCGATGGCGCTGTCGGTCTTGTCCTCAATATCCAATTCGGGGATGGTCATCTCCGGCTTGTGTCTTTTGGTCAGACGCAAAAATTCCTTGCGCGTTGCAGGATTCTCAGACAGTTGACGAGCCAGCAAAGCCAGTTCGTCACGCGCTTCCATACTCAGATCTTCAAGGCTCATCTTTTATCCCCTTTGATAGTTAGATGACTTTACGGCCAGTTTTGGCGCTGGGTTGCTTTTCCAAGGTCATTTGGTTCTTGGAATACTTGCCAGGGCCACTCAGACCGCCGGTTGCTGCATAGCGCGGCGGGTTAGTAATTTGACCGTTTTGCTGGTTCTGGTCAGTCGGACGGCGCGGCTGTGACGCAGCACGGGGTTTAAACAATTCCATGATTACTCCTTACATTGCTGGGGGTTGAGGTGCGCCACCGGGAGCCATTCCCGGTATAGCGGGTGCTTCTGCCATTGCCTTGCCTTCTGGCGTAGCACCACCAGCCTGGGGCAAGTTCTGAAGCATTTGCATGATTTCTGCATTCTGCAATTCTTTGGTCTTTTCTTTTTTACCGCCAAGCATACTTGACAGCGAACGCAAGACTTGCAGTGCCTTCATGCCTTCAGGCGATTCGGAACCGAATGCCGGAAGTGCTTGTTCAATCAAGTCCATCGCCATCGAGAGGTTAATCATTGCCCCCTCTTTGTTTCCCATTTTGGGTTCTGGCGTGGACATTGGGGCAGCCATGGGCGGTGTCTCAGCGTCAGACATATTTCCCATGCCCATACCTGGCTCTGCACCAGGCGTAGGGTCAGCAGCAGGCGTAGGCGCTCCGCGCTGTCCTTTAATCATTTCCATCAATTTGTCTGACGGTA